TCTCACACGCGCCATACACAGGACAGTCTTCAGCAGTGTTGTTGATCACTGGAAGTCGTCTCAGACACATATCAGGGCCGATTAGAACCGGCATACTTCCCTCTCTACTACCACTGAGTTAGAGATTCTAGGAGTCACGCCAGCAGCCCAAGGGCGGGTTAGGAATCCCGTCTTGCCCTTTCTGAGCTTGACCTCACCAGCTTTTGTCCCCCACTGCTCATCCAAGCCAGGAGTGCCATCAGCATCGTCATACAGAGCAAGAGCAGGGAAATCGACTTGAACGAATCCAGAACTTTGGGGTGGGATAGCAGCTTCAGTCACGAAGTAAGCCAGCTTGTCGTTATCGTTCGCTGGCACGTCTACAGTCAACGATCCCTCGCCTGAAGTGTCATCCACATCCATATCAATTGCAGAGCAGCTACCGAAGGCTGGGAGTGTGACGGTCTCACTATTATTGAAGCAAGGTATCTTGCGCTGAAAATCAGTATGAGGGGTTGATTGTTCTCTATCGAGCATGGCTCACCAAAATTGCGGGGGTGAGAATCGAACTCACGACCTTCGGGTTATGAACCCGACGACCTACCGCTGGTCCACCCCGCGAAGTTTCTAAGACACGACCTCTTCAGTGTCTTTAGGAATGAGCTTCACCTTCCCCTTGAGCGTTTCGAGCATTTCGACGACTGCTCTTTCGTATGCTTCTGGTGACACAACAGCCCAATGAAGTCTACCATCTGCCCCAATGTGCTGAAGAGTGATCTTGTCGTCGGTTCCGACACTCAGAGCAATTTCAAAACCATTATCAACTACCACGCTCTTTGCGATCACCACGCCCTGATCTTTTGAAATGTAGGTAGCAGCTTTGCCTACCCAAGCTCCAAACGTCTCGTGATCTTTTGGAAAAACAGTGCCAGCTTTCATGATCATTTCCCCAAGTTAGCGCCTTGATGGCTGCACATTTGAGAATACAGAACCCATGTTATAAGGAAAGGCACGAGGAGCAAAAAAGAAAGCTGGTGGAATAAAGCCGAACTGATTGATTCCTTGTCGAGTTCGCTCATTCAGGCGGCGAGTTTCATAAGGCTGAAGCCACGGATGGCGTTCATCATTGTAGCTTGCTGTCGTCTTCGCACCGCCGCCGCCCACTTCAAATGTCACGCTCACGACCGCACCATCAGGGTTGACAGCTTGCAGCCCATTGTATCTGATCGTTTGTGGATTCTGAAGCAAGGAAGTCTGCTCAACGAAGTTGATGTAGTATTCAGCGATCTGATCGAGCATCTTTTTGTTGACTTGTTTTGCCGGGCCAGGGTTGCCACCGTTCAACATCTCGTGAGTCACCACGAGTTGATACTCTGGCTTCATGATCACTTGAGGTTTGGTGCCATTCTTCTTGGTGATCTTGCTGTCTCGTTTATATGTATAGTGGTCGAATGCCCCTGTTTTCCTGTCACGCACTGAGGTCATGAAGCTCAATGCCAGATCGGGAAAAGTCCTCTTTGAATTATTTACATCATCAGGGTTAGTCATCTTGTACACATAATCATCGAACATGACGATGCCACGCTCTTTGTCGATCTGATAACCGCCAGCATTGTAACTGTTTTCGCCTTCAGGTTTTTTGAAAGCAATCTCACTTGTTTGCTTTGCAGTGCCAATGAAGTGGCCAAGGGACTTGAAGAACGTCCCCCAAACCAAACTTAGATCAACAACATCCCACAACCGTTCAGAAATCGAATTGGTATCTGACACTTGGTTGAATCGATTATTCTTCAGGTCTTGAGCAGTAGCACTAGGATCGAGACACACATTGTAAAGCGTGTCGTCGATTGGCAACAACTGATCAATATCCTCGATCTTGATTTTGCAACCCGGTATCTCCATCGGAGCGCCACGGCTCTGGTCGCTAGCAGAAGGATCAGGCTGATATGTGCTGATCTGGAAGTATTTGAACATGCTCTTTCGGGCCAAGTCCATAATGAATAGGCGCTGGCCAGAGTGAGCGTTGCCTTCAAGTTCTTTTGTAAGCAGCACAGGGAACGTGCCAGGAATCTCAGTGTCCCAGGCGTATTGAGGAGTGCCGCCAGTTTCTGTTACCTTTGGTTTGTAGCTTACTTCGTTCGCACCTTTGATCACGCCATCCACGTCAATGGCCACTGACTGTAGCAGGGAATTTACCCGATACTTTGTCGGCCCGAAATGCACTTCGTAACTATCAGGAAGTATAGGGGCTATGATCGCTTCGTTGTTGGTGTCGTATGGTAGATTGAGAGGAAGAGGATTGCCCACGCCGATCTTGCAGATGACGACGTAACCATTGAGGTTCAGCGTCGTACAGCAACCATAAAGGTTGACAAGATTCTCCAGCGCCGCCGCTGCATTACTGGCGTACCACTCAATAGGGGGGTAGTCGTTGGTGGGAAGCGCTGACACGTCATAGCCTTTTTCGTCCATCGCTTCAAGGCATAACTTCGCCAACTCTTGCGGATTCTTTCGATAGTTTTTGTAAATCGTCTGATCGGCTGTCTTGCGATTGTAACAGCCGCTGATGCTAGGGAACCGCCAGAGCCAGCGCCGATCCTCAAGAGCTATCGTGAGTTCTTTGTTGGTTCCACCAATCATCAGATCGTGATGGAACACTCTGCAATTGATCAACTCTAAGTAGAACCCGGTGGACTGATGCTGAAAGATAACAGAGCCAGTGGCACCACGGAAGTTTTCAATTCTCTGATTGCAACAATGAATCTCAATGATGCCAGGGTTGATGCCTCTCGTCAAAGCATATCGCCCCCCTACGGGGGCGAGTATGCCAGGGAAGTTGACAGTACCTTGCTCGAAATGTGGCATAGAATTAAGCAGCCTGGATGATGCAATCTTCGCCCCGGTCTACGGTCATGTCCTTATTCTTACAACCATTGCCCTTGATGCCAAGCCAAACAGCCGCCGCAGGAGCAACAGCCCGCTTGAATGGATCAATGAACGAACAGCCTTTATACCCTTGCACCACGTTAGTAATCTGGAAGCCATATTCATTCTGAGTGCTGTCAAAAGAAACATTATTGCCGAGAGTCATGTTGGTGATCGTGCCGCTTCCGAAATGCTGAATGCTACCAGCATAGCTCAAGAGGAATGCTGTCGTGCTGCTCGTGAACAGTCTGATCAAGCCAGCGCTCTCTTTGCTGGTGATCGTGCCGCTTGTACCGCAATAGAGGTCGAGCGTTCCACCAGTTCGATTAACTGTTCCAAGAGTTACGGTGCTTGCATTCGATCCGATCTGGACAACTGAATCAGATGTAGCCGAGACAACATATCCGCAATTCATCGTAGCGATCACAGCAGTCTCGCCAGCCAGCACAGCTACACCAATCTGACCCCTATCGAAATAACAGACATTAGAAGCATGCGTGCCTTTCCAGAGCAGAGTTTTTAGCCCATTGACCTTGCTGGTGCCTGTTGCTTTTACTGTGATCGCAACTTGATTTGCTCCTGTATCAAGTCGTCCAAGCTGACACTCAGGACAATCGAACTCAATGATGGCAGCATTCAAAGTGAGGTACTGAGGGCGATATTCAAAATAGCCAAGTTGATTGAGTTGTGGCAAACCAAAATCGATGCTGCAATTTCTGAAGATGATCTTAGCCAGCGCAATGCCTGATAGCGCTGAAAGACCATATCGAATGTCTGTTGAGGCAGTTCTCAGATTTTCAAAAATCAAAGTATCGCCAGCGGCTGGCAATGCACCGCCGCTGTAATTAGCCAACACGCTAAGATCGCCAGGGCCACTGCTCGCAATAACGATAGAAACGCCTGACATGGTTCCAGCGCCACCCGTCGGCGCTCCAGTTACATTGAACGCCACACCAGCAACTTTGGCAGTCCAAAAGATCGTTGCACTGATAACAGTGAAATTAAGTTCAAGGAACTCTGGGTCTTGTGATGCCGCTGCCAACGCTTGCAGCGCCGCCGCAGTCGTTGCCGCTGTGCCGCCCACGCCGAGCGTACTGACAACCTTGTTACCAATCGTCAAGCTGTAGGTAGTTGCCACGTCATAGCCAGTGATCGTGATCGATGATTGGCCAGCAACTTTGGTGGCATCAGCACGAAAAAGAATCGTCGAAGGCATATTAGACCCACCTGTTAGGATGACCTAGCAACGGTACATCTGATTCAAAAGTGTAAGAATACCTGAGAGCGAACTCACGATAATACGGACGACCTAGAGGCCCATAGCGCCTTGGAGCATCCTCTTCTTGCTGAGTCATTCGACCCTTGAGGTACTGAGGAAAGATCGGCGGGGGAGGATTGACATAACGAAACATGCCGACCACAACACCTTTTTGAACGCATTGAAACGTGGTAGAGTCCCACGTTATTTGCTTCTGTGGCTTCATGTTGAGATTCGGCATCCAGATAACTTCAGGGCTCCCGTCGCCAGTCCATGACAGCGTTTCATGAAAGTCCCAAATGTCGGCAAAGATAGAATCGTATGCAGCCTCAAGAGTGATTCGATAGGTGTGGTAGTTCGTGTAGTCAGAGCCATACTGAGCAATGAGAGTAGGCCCGGCGATCACGTCACAACCTCCCCGACTCGTCGGCCCGCCAAGATGATAAGCTGAATTGTTCCCTGAATTGTCGAGGAAGACTGCCTCGAACCCATTGAGGCTGTACGCTGCTTTCAGTCGCAACAGTCCAAGTGTCAAAGAAGGCTGATCAACTGCAAATAGGTAGCCTTCCAACTCCATTGTTTCAATAGTAGCTGTCCGCTGATCGCCGGGGTTTTTTTCTTCCCGGCGTTGCATCGACAGCACCTTGACTTCATTGGGTTGGTGCGCGTACCCGTTTGACAGGAACAGTTGCATGACCGCAATTTTACAAAGATTCACCCAAGTTTCCACGTAGCTTTATTTTACTATTGGCATCAGCGCATATATATTTATAGATAGGTGAGCCAATATGACTCGCCAGTGTCTTACACAAGGGGGCTTCTCAAACAAAGGAACATCAACATGATCAATCGCATTTTCTTTACCCAAACTCCTGATCGTTACCCTAATTGTGAACTGCTCTATGCAGATGTTGCAATTGGAACCGGCAACGGTCGATCATGGTCTATGATGGCTTCTCCAATGACTGCCCCCACTGACAAGGGCGAAGTTACCGTCCAAGGTCTGTTGATGCTCTTGTGGTGCAAGACGCTGAAGCTCAGCGACAACCACGAGTGGATCGCTGATGAGTTCTGGCTCAAGCTCACTTCAGGCGTCAGCTACTTCTCTTTCCTTCGCCAAGGATATGAGGATGCACTCTGCAACAAAGAATCGAAGCCGCCAAGCCAGAGTGGGCGCAAGCTGAATGAGGCAGCGATGAAATATGCCGACACTCTTTACAGCATCGGCTACGCTTGCTTCAGTGGCTCTACCAGCCTCCACCCCCAGCGGCTCTAGCGTTGTTGTTGTTCTGAGCATCTTGACCGATCTTGCGGTTGGCGTCATCTTGACGCTGTTGCTTCAGACCTTCGACAGCAGTGATGGCCCATTCAATCTTTCTGATCCATGGCGCTAGTCGCTCGACAATTTTACCTGACAATTCATCGGCGTCCGCTTCAATGCGGGCGTCGAGTTTTGTTTGAAGCTGAACTTGTATCTGACCCAACTGGCCTTGCTCGCCTTGTAGAGCATTGATTCTTTTTTCCTGTGCTGATCCTTTGTAGAAAATGTCCTCATATTCTTTGCCGAACTTCTCTCGTGAATCTTTCTTCACGTCTTCAGCAAGCGGCGTCTGAAGTAGCATACGAGACTCTTCAGGCGTCAAGCTGTCAAAGCCGCCTTGCTTGTACTTTCTGCCCACCATCGCCAATAGCGAACGCTGGCCCACGTCCATCATGCCATAGTTTTCTACGCCACTCTGATACTGACCTTTCTCGCCAGCAAGTTGAGCATTGACTTGATCACGCCTGATCTTCACCAACTCGATAGCGTCTTGTATCTGGCTTCGATTCAGTTCAGCAATTTTCGACTCAATGCCTACACGATCTTCCTCTAGTTGCTTCATCTTTTCGAGAGCAGCCACATACCTCCCTGCCTGTTCAACCATCTGATCAGTGACACGGTTTTTGTCGCCGCCCTGACGTGCATTGCTGAATGCGGCATAGGCTTCTTTCGTCTGATCTATTTCAGCGTTGACTTGCGCTTTCAGTCTGCTGTTGGACTTCAAGTCTCTATTGAGTCCAGCAGCCTTGTTGCCAAAAGCGTAGCTCTGCTGTTCTACTTGCTGCTGTAGACCCAACTGCTGGAACTCTGCTTGCAACGGATTGAGAGCAGCGCCAGACATGCCCTGCCCGATGATGCCTGAAATGCCAGCAAGGTTGCCCTGATACGCTCTGCTGAATGGGTTCGATGAGTAGCCGATAAAACCGCCGTAGGGATTCTGTGATCGATCAAAGCTCTGTTGGTTGTAGAACCGGCCTTCCATCGCTTCGGCTTGAATCGACTGGCCAGGAGCTTGCATGGCAGTCCTACGCATGCTCTCAGAGAAACGATAGTTCGTGTTCCCTTGCTGTCGATCTTGGCTGATCCACATCCCCCGACTATTGACACGACCGCCACCAAAAATGTCTGCATAGGTTCGCCGCAGACTACCAAAATAGCTGTCGCCGCTTTCAGTACCGTGATAGAGACCATAGCCAGCAAGCCCAACGCCAAGCGTAGCACCAGCAGTGAGCATGCTACCAGCGCCGCCAGCAGCACCGATCAAGCCCCTTACCCCACCACTCGACAAAGCACTGCCAAGCGATCCAAGAGCGCTGGCACTGCTGGAAATCGTTTGAACTGTCGCCAACACGCTGATTGCTCTTTGCATGGCAGCGGCGAAGCCATGCGATTGAGACGTTAAGTAAGTGAGGCTGGCGGCTGCTTTCGTTACATCTTTACCAAAACTTTTCAGATGCTCTTTTGTTCCATTGATTTCTGCTATCGTTGCACCACCACGATTCTTTGAAGGGTTCAACGCGCTTTCTTCTGACAGCCCACCCCAGCCCAGACTTGCTGCATTGCCAGTCCCGCCAGCAATGTTCATGGCGTAGTTGTCCCACGCTCTCTGTTTCTTCTGAGCAACGATATGAGGCGAGAGACTATAGGGAGTATTTTCGTAGTCGCCTTGGCTCGACAGCGCAGGCATATTGAAGCTACCATGCTTGGGGTAGCTCACTGCTGAATAAGCAGACATGGCGGCGGTCATTGAGTTGCCGCCAGTTGCTTGTCGGATTGTTTGCTGCTGATTCTTTGCAGCACTACCAATAGGGTTCAGCGCAGACAAGGAGTCCTGATCAAGTTTCAGGTTGACCTTGACAGTGACTTCCTGCCCGCCTGATGGAAACATTATTCGCCGCCTGAGTTAGACATTGAAGCCGCCAAGATGATCGGCGGTGCCTGGGCAGCACGAGCATCTTCCTCCGCCATTCTACAGATTGCGTTCGTTTCGAGGACAAGACTATCGACAGGCATCATGTTATGCTTGTCAACTTCGCAATGGCGATAGTAGTAATAGCTCTGCTTCACTCGATCAGTTGGCTCTACTGCCCTCTCTGGGCGTGGATCTGTCAACTGATCTGACCTGCTTAACTTCGGGCATTCATGGCAGGGGGTCTTTACTCCGAATGATCGCTTGCACTTTTGACCACCACGAACTAAAGGCTCCCCTGTTTTGATGTTGTAGATATAAGCCTTGCATTCCTCGCATGTCGGCAGGTACGAGTGTACGAGAGATACATACAAGGCTCTTCTCAGTTTTTTCTTTCGATCACCACGCTATCGCCGGGCTGCATACCGTTCATGATCGCTTCCAATCTCACGAACACGACAGGCGGCAAGTTGAGAATGTTTTCAATCGTGATCGGAGCATTGTAAGACCAGCTAATGAGTCGAGTCTTCATCTGCTCAGCGCGTTTCATGTCTCTGGCGTCTTCATCGGTGATTTTTTCGTAGTCACGAGACTCTTGACGACGTTTGAAAAAGCCGAGAGGGCGATACTTGAACTTCATTCCACGATGAAGGTTGGGAACTGGATCAATAGTAGCATCTGCATTCCACCCATCATCAATGAACTCAGGCATCTCATCAAGAGGTGCTGTCTTCTGTGATTGGCTCTGCTGTGCTGTCTGTTCTGCGCTCATGTTCTTCATCCTTTTTCTGTGACGCCTTTTGTTCGATCATCTTGGAAAGGGCGTCGATTCCTTCCGTCTTGTGGCACAACTCCATCGAAGACGATGAGATGCCTAATTCTGTTCCACGTCTCATCAGCGTTGCTGCATTGATTTCAACGTGTTCAGCAGTGGCAAGAGTGTTGTCCATGATCGTTGTCCTTTGCTTATGGAAAGTGTGGTGATCGCCTAGCTGTCTGACTTTATATTGGCTCTCTTTGTGATGAACCACTTACGATTATTCCCCTTCACTTTTTTCACGAGGTACTGATTGAGTATATATTTGCACTGATCCCAATCATGCACCTGAACAACATCCGTCCACTTTTCGTCAAGCATCAGGTGAGCTATTTGAGGCCACCAGTCGATGCGGCGTGATCGCTTGACAAATACAAAACGCTCATGATCAATGAGCGTGAAGGTGATGCCGTATCGATTACAGAATGATTGCATCTCTTCTTGACACTTGAGCGCCCAAGAGAGACGTTGACGATGCCTTTCAGCGGGACTCTGGGCGGGAATGAATCTCGACATTCCCGCTTTTGCCCGCATCAACAAGGGAGGTTTCATTGCCATACCATGAAAGAAAGCAAGGCATATCCCACTGTCAGCATTGCCAATTCAATGAAACTTAACTTGGGTCTAGGCTTGATGGTGAAAAGCAAGAGCATTGCGATTGCCATGATGTACATCAGGTATGTCATTAGCTGCTCTTGTTATCGAAGGTGATTTCCAGAGTTGAGCCAGTCTTGCGGGCCACGCCAACGAGAGGAAGCATTGCTTCGCCTCGTGCTGGCATCTGAGGCGGTTGAGCAGGGAATTGAACAGCAGGGAGAGTGATCTTGAAGAATAGCGATCCATTCGTCCAGGTGAGCACCACAGCAGCGCTAGACACGCCGGTGTCATACAGAGCAAGAGTCGTCGAATTGTAAGGCAGCGACAAAGCAACTGTCACTGTGCGATCAGTTTCAGGTAGCTCAGTCCTGCTCTGGCTGTTCATGAATCGATCAAGGATCAAGTGATGATCGATAGAGACTTGGCATTCCCTGAACTCATAAGAAGTGCTGGCGATGGTCAGCACAGCGTCATGGAACATATACGGCGTAACAACGCTTGGCGTCAATGCAGTTAAACCGCTGATCGTGCCGGGCGTCTCGGTCAGCCCTTCGATACCCCATTGCAGCGATAGTGGATTGCCAGTCGAGCCAGAGAACACAGCTACAGAAGTTTTGCAGCCGCTGTAAAGATAATGAGCAGCGCCCTTGTCGATGCCGACATAGAACGTGGGTAGCAACTCAGTGAATGGAATGTTGTTCGTGCTTTTCGTGCCGCCAGCGATCAGCGGAAGAATCGTATCAAGATCGAGATAGCAAGGCTGAAGCTGAAGCACACCGCCGACAGTATAGAGACCATCACGGGTACGCTCGACAATTCGGCTTCTTGTGCCACGAACGCCTTCTAGCACAATCACAGTGCCACGCTTACCAAAGTTCAGATCGCCAAACCATTCGAGCGCATTCACCGGGGGGTTGGCTGTGCCGAATGCTACTTTACGATATGTGGTAATGTTAGCTGACATGGATCATCCCCCAGCTTGGCAGATCGTGACTTGAAATCTAGTTTATGACCAACGCAACTCTCTGGTAGAGCAAATGAGGCGAAGAGCCGATGCGAACTGATGCCAGTTCTCTTCCTCTTTCGAGTGATCAAGTGCAATTTCAAACTGAACTTGGCTCGTCTTGCTCTCAAAAACGCCTGACACTCTGCGCTGATTGAACAACTGTCGAACCACTTCACGCCCTTGCAGGTAGACCGGATTGTTAGCCATGTATCGCGCTTCTTTGCGATCAATGATTGAAACCAGAATCGGATAATCGAAGTCATCGCTAGCGCTCAAGCTCGTACCGACCACAAAGTTTTCCATGAGTCCAGGGCCATAGATGATGCAAGGAAGATCACACTTCAGATCAGCAGTGTCAAACCTCGTTGGGTCAGCAATATAATCCATGCGTTGCACTCGATCAGCAGAATCGATGAGGTCGATGCTACCGGCAACCACAGCGCCTTGAATCGTCGTGCCGACTGCTTGCAACAAGCGTTCGTACACCGCCAGAACATTTGTTGTGATCACAGCAGGAACAGGCGGGCAAGCCGCCACGCTGCCTGTCAGTGTCGATGCACAGTAGAACCACTTGAGACCTGCTTGCACTGCAACAGTTGCCAAGCCATCGCCAGTAATCGTTGTTACCAGCGTCCAGCCCGCTTCAGGAAGCTCGATTCTTGACCAATAGATTGCATTGCTGCTACCGCCAGAACTGTCAGCTATTTCAAACGTGGCAGTTCCGTCGCTGTTATTCGTCACAGTCAAGGTAGGCGTTGCTGGCATCGATCATACTCCCAGAAAACTCTACAAGAGCTTCACCTTGAGTGCTTTGAATACTTCCTCTTGAATGATATGCCTTATTTCTTCATTCGTCTGGGCGCTGATGCCGATGAAACGACGAGCAGGAATAGTTACTTGCTTTGTCAAATAGTAGTGGATGATAATGTTCTTCCCGATCATCTTATCTGCTTTGTGCTTCTTGCGTTTGAATCCTTTGACGCGCTTCGGCGTTTTGTTTAAGTCTTCATAGACAATGCCGCTGGTTTTACCCATCGCCCATCTGAGACGATTCTTGGCGTCTGGGAACCTCGTCGGGCTCCCTACTTGCAAAGCATCAATACTGGCTGGAATGCACAACCACTTACCAGTTTTCGGACGAAGCACAGCACCGAAGTTATGTACAGCAGCGCTGATGAGGTTAGTACCCCATTCGAGCGTGTTGCCGATAGCGCGCACAATGTGGAAAGGTGCATTGCTCGTGAGACTGGCCCGCAACAGCCCACGATCTAATAGAGGCTTATCACCGCCCCTGATTCGCCTATGCTTCAATGGCGTCCAGGGCGCCCCGTCTGGACTCGTCGATGAGTTAAAAGAGTTCTTCGCCCCCGTCTCTAAGGCGACTGCCACTTTCTTCCAGATCGCTGTCGTGTCGAGAGTGAAGACAGCGCCAAGCTCTTTCTTCAAGTATGGCACCAGATTGTTCAGATCGATAGTGCCGCCAATTTGCATGTTACCATTCCTTGTCGGGACTCATCACATATCCACAGCTACTTGATGAAGGCGGGTCGAATGAAATCTCACCGTAATACTTGGCGTCCTTTTTATTCTCTGGCTCGATCCTATTGCCACCGCTGTCATAGAGACTGATTGTTACCAGCATTGGTTGCTTGACCGGCGAGTTCTCTGGAACCTTTACCCATCGCCCCAAGTGATCAAGCTGACTGCGCGCTAATCGCTTGCCGATGTTCGCAAGCAAGATGAAGCAATAGGCACCGAGTTCTTTGTTGCACTGAGCAACATCACGCCAAGTCGATATTTGGGCATCAGTGAAGCCACGATCATTCAGGAACTGATTGATCTGAGAGTATGCTTGCAAGTTCGCCTCAAGAACCTGGGCGACTTGATGAGGAGCAAGATCGGCTGAAGTTGCTTTACTGTACAGGTTGGCGCATAGCGTTTTTAGAACAACGTCATCAACATAAGTCGCCATGATCATCACCATAAAAAAGAAAGCCCGGCTGATCCAGCCGGGCTGCTGTTCTTCGATAGTTTACTTGATCGCCCTACTTCCCGCCAGTCTTTGTCTCTGCTGGCTTGTCACTCGTCGCCTCGTCAAGCGCTTGCTGTAGGTGTCCATTCTCTTCCTGCATTTTCGCATGCTCATCTCTGATCTTCTTGAGTCGAGTCTCTTGATCATTGAATTGAGCTTGGAGCGTAAATCTCTGTTGTTCGCTCGTGTTGAGCTTGTTTTGCAGTTCTGTGATCATCTTCTGAAGTCTCTCGGCATCGGCCTTATTCGCTGCCTGAAGCTCAGGAGAGACATTATTACCGAGGCTTCGCATCTTTGCGAGGTCGGCGCTCTGAGTCGCTATAATCGCTTTCTGAGCGTTTACCTGCGCTCTCAGTCCATCAAGCTCAGTGATCATGTCAGAATTGGCGACATTCGCCCGGCCAGCGTGAAGCTCTGCTAAGCTGGCGACACGAGCAGCACCGCTGGCAATCAAGTGATCTTCGCTCGATCCTTCCGGAAGCTCATTCATTGAGAATAAAGCATCCTTGAAAATCATTCTGGCCCCATTGATATCCTGAATGGCTACCAACTTCTTTTGGGATGCTACGGGCGCTGTTGCTGAAGCCATGACACAGTTCCTTGAAAAGAGAAAGCGGATTGATGATGATCACCAATCCGCTGTACAGTGTATTAGAGAGTGATCAGATTAGTAGGCGGTCAAGACATAGATGCCACCAGGGAAGGGCAACTTGACGCCACCATTGAAGCCCCGGTGAACTTCGATGGTTCGAGGAATCGACCCAGACGAAGGAAGGATGTTGCCAGAGGCAGCTTGGAACGGGTCAACGATCCACAAGTAAGGTGCAGCCGCCATGTCAGGGTGATTGGCGTTCCTCGTCACTGTGAAGTTACCGAGAGAGCGCCCAGTCTTTCGCTTGCCGCAGATCACAACCTTACCATCAGGAATCAACAGCGTAGGCGTTGAGCTTGGGGTAGCCAAGTAAGATTCGTTATAGACCAGAATCTGAGGCAGGTTGTCAGCCGCCAGCAAGTCGTTGAGATTACCGACACTCTGATAAGTCTGACCATACGAAGCCCGCTTGCCAGCAAGATCAGCGCTGTTGGCGTTGTTGATGAAATTGTTGTAGGTGTTCTGATTCATCAACATGATGGCTTCTTTGCCAAAATCGTAGCTGTAACCAATGCGGGTAGCAATGGCAGCACGAATGTTGAGCAAAGGAGTTGCAGTTGCAACAGTCGTCCAAGGAATCGAAGCGGTCGAAGCTGGCAGCGTGAAGCTGTCAGTGTGATCGATTGAGCCAGTCAATTCGTTCGTGACGCTGAACGTGCCAGTGGTGATCAGATCAGCGATGATCTTCCGCTGTCGGTTGATCTGCTGAGTCATCAGATGCTCAAGAGCTTCTGTGATCAGATCATCAATGTTGATCGGCTCATCAAACGTGCCGAGCGATCTTCGCTTGGTGAGTTCCTTCTCGTCAAGCGGAGTGAAGCCACCGTAGTAGCCGGGTTCCATTGAGTAGGTCTTTGAACCCACTTTCTGGACTCGGCCAGGGTTGCCATTGATGCCACGGACAGCCATCAGGCCAGCAAAGTTGTCCTTCTGTTCCCATTCGATCATCGAAGCATTTTCGCTGTCGATAGGGAACAGATCAAACAAAGGATCATTCATCGTGAGAACGGGCAGGATTTCTTGCTCGACTTCCTGCAACGCTACCAGATCGGGAATGTCGTATGCCATGTGCCGTTCTCCTCAATTCAGTTCCAAAGTTGAGTGCTGCAACTTTTCGTTACAGCACAGGTACAGCGTTGATTTCTCTTACCACTGGAAGATGCCGCCAGCAGAGTTGCCGACAAGCCATCGGCCACCCTTGGCAGTCAAGATCGCATCGGTGATCGTCGGCACGTCATCAGACCTGAAAGAGCCAGTCAAGTATGCTGTTGCATGCGTTGACGTGGTTCCGTCATCATTGATGACCTTGCCGTTAGAGTCAGTGGTCACAGTGTCAGCCAAGATCGCCTTCGGAGTTTGAAGGCCAGTCACAGATGAAGCACTGTAAGTATCGTAGCCGCCATCTGTACCCGTAGCGCCTTGGGTAGTCGTCGAAGGCGTGAGAGTTGGCGATGATCCAGTGAGTGAGCCAGTACCCACGGTCACTGCTGCCACGTTCTGATAACCCAGATCGTTCTGGAATGTCAGAGTGACAACACCAGAAGAGATAGGCCCACCGGTAACAGCAATGTTGCCAGCACCAACATTCGACAGTGCTTCAAGGGCTGTCTGGATGGTGGCTGCTGTTGCGTTGTAAGCCAAAGCGGAAGTCGTTTGACCGCTATAGGTGATCGTCCAGGTTCCACCTGAAATCGTGCCGCCAGGAGTCAGGATTTGCACTTCATTCGTGCCGAGCAATTCGCCAAGAATCGCACCCGCAGTGTATGAAGTGCTGGCAGCAAGTTTAACAGGCTGTGTGGCGACAGGCACCTTGCCAGCGGGCCAAGCTGGGGTGATTCGGGGGCTGAATGTTTTGAGTGCTGAAGTTGCCATTTGCGTTTCTCCGAATCAAGATGCCTTGTTTTACCAGAGAAGATGCCCACCGTTGGGCATCTGAGAACCGATTCGTTTTTTTACTTGGTAGCAGTCGCTGCCTTCTTACGGTTCATCTCGGCAATATCTTTGCCGATTCGTGAACCGGCGATCATGCGTTGAGCGCGGGTGAGTTCCTTGCCACCTGGGGCAGGTGAGACAATTCGATCTTGAGAAAACTTCATCACACTACGGGCAAGAATTGTCGCCTTGTACGCCTCAACAGGATTACCAGTAACTTCTTTGCCCTTGTCGTCGCTGAACTTGACCACATCCGTCTTGAAGGTTGGCAGTTTTGCCATCTCCTTCATTGCATTAGCGTGAAGCGGAGCCTCACGAGCAGTAATGCGGAAAGCAGCAACTTGATCGGTGCAAAACTTATCAATCTCTTTGCACGTTGCAGCGTATTCGGCATCAGCACGTTGTTTCGCTTCAGCGTTCAACTTGCCCTCAGTGCTTTGACGCCACTTCCGGAACTCGATCATTTCGCTTTCGAGTTCCTTGGTCTTTTGGTTGATCACTGAAAACTTCTGATCGTCCTTCTTGTCATCAGCGGCAAAAGATGGCTTCTGAGTGCCATTGCCACCGGTGCCAGGATTGGCAACGTCATTGTTGCCAGGAGCATTGTTGCCACCGCCATCAGCAAACTTGGACTTGCTGTACATCGACTTGAGTTCATCATCACTCATCTTGCCGATGGCGTCACGATCAGCGTTGGGCAATGCGCTGAGCTTTTCAATCGTAGCAGCACGATCAAAAGAGCCAGCCTGACCACCGGGTTGAGGCGGTTGAGGATTGCCAGCTTCAGAGAAAGCCTTGCCGACTGAAGCATACTTGGTGGGATCGATAGAAGCCAAAACTTTACAGGCTTCAGGAGGGATACCTTGAGCAGCAAGAGCGTTCATCATCGCATCGTTCATGGCTTTATCCTCACTGAAGCAAGTTGCTCCCTTGATGGGGAGTAGCAAAGTTACAATGTCACAGGCTGCTGAATCACTGTCTGAAAACAAGTTTACAGAGTAATCAGGAATCGGGGAGGGCAGTGGTCCTAAACTTTTGACGTGAGGCTGTGTAGCACCAAGAATCGCAACGCGCAGCAGCATCGGGCCAATCGCCGGGACGCCAGCGGGTGGCTTCTCTCGTTTGCTGAACTCGCAAGATAAATATCTATATGCTCCATCCACGATCCACTGTGCTACATCTTCAGGGACTTTGTAAAAGTTCCCGTACAGAAAATAGGCTTCACGTTGACGCCATTTCACATTGCCATTGTCGTCGATGAAAGGCTCTTCAATGCCCTCTAATTCGGCCCAAACTGATTCGATCCAGCCCGCCGCAGGGTGGCCAGTCATATCAAGTAGGACTTGCGCTTCCTCGTGTCCGAGAACAATTGGAACTTCCAGCTTGTGTACTTCTGGTGTGCTGAATGCGTTGAAATTATTAACAGCATCATCAATGTCTTTTTTTTCGTAGACGATGCCCTTGTGGTTGCCTGATTCAAATAGACGAACACGCTCAACCCGGTACATCTTTGAGGGCTTGACAATTTCCTGATTTTTTATTTTTTCGTTGTCCAAAACCGCTGGCATGTTCTCACCTGCTACTGAGATTCAATGTCGATGCCGCAAGCAACGCCACCAATCGGAGTACCCGAAGAGATGGCTTCGACTGACACACAAACGAACTCGGTATAGCTCAGATCGAGATTGATTTGCCCGATGTTTCCAGTGGCAAAACCATCATCGGCAAACTGGATAGAAGAATCACGTCTTGCCCATGTGATGCCTGAGAATGGCCGTAAAGCTCTCGGCGGCGAACCCAAGAGAGTTGCACCTGTAAATGGTTCATACGAATCGGAAGGAATAATCAACGCTGAATCGACAGTTAATGTGGCTCGTGCAATTCGAGCCAATGACCTGCCAGACCCGATAACTGCCTTATTGTCAGCAGCATCAGCAGCGGCAATGCCGTGAATCGGTGTGATTCGAGGCACCAAAGCAATAGCAATGCCGATAGTGCCAGCGCCAGGGGTAACACCTTCAATCGCCAGCCAGCGCAATGAGGATACTTTCTCACGTTCCCACAATCGAACTGCCCAGAAATTAGAACTGTTATCAGTGATGTTCGCTACTGCACCCTTCGCCATGGCAAAGAGCGAAGGGTATAGAGACGATTTGAATGTCTGAGGTAATGTGCCACCAACGGCGGCAACTTGCAACAGGAGTTTGGTAGAAATGATTGGACGTTGTAGCTGGGAAGTCATGTCTCTCTCCTGGCAAGTTGAATCAATTCTACCAACTCAGAACCTAGTTGGCTTCAAACACTGGCGACAGATCGGCAACATCGCCCGGAGTGATCGTGACAGTGACTTGCTTTGTTGCAGCGGTTTTGCCAGTCAGCTTGAAGGCAACACCAATCTGAAGATCACCCAGTCCCGATGGTACGATAGAGCATGATAACCCATCTGGACTTGGAATAAGTTTTGCCTGTTCAGCAGGAACGCACGTCCATGACGGCGCTGTGTCAAAAGTTATCGGCGGCGGCGATGCAAGTAGAGTGCCGATAGCATCGACCGGCTTCAAGCTGATCCGACCAGGAGTCCCGATCTTCATCTGATTGAACATATTCACACCTTCGATTGAAAGAATTAAATCAGCAGCATCTACAGAGATGAAGTATCCCTTGATCCACTGAATGACGAATGGCCCCAACAGAACGCCTGACATGAACCCGAAAAGCATCAGGACGAAGGCGTTCACAGCTTTGTTGAGCAATTCCATCGTAGTTACCTTTTGAGTTTATCTATTCTTCCAAACAGTACCAGACCCACAACAAAAGCACAGCCGCCGACGATCAGCACTGCTTTTTGATCTTGTGCCAGAATGAAGATCGGGCCATGTTGCGTATAGATATGCAAAGTGGCGAAATGAAACCAAAAAAAAGAAGTGATGATAGAGAAGCCAAAACTAGCCAGTAGAATCACGATCAATCGATAAATCATCAGCAGGTCTCTACATGGAAAAACGCCGTACACCTTGAGAAGTGTACGGCGTTGAGTTCATTTGAACCATGTTCATTTAGACTGGCGGGGCCGGTGGCGGCGGTTCAGGTGGGGCGGGTGGATCAGGAAGTTCAATCGTGTCGCCTTTCCCGATGCTTGGCGCTCCTGCAACTGCTGGCGGCGGTGTTTCATCAGTGCCAGTGTAATCAGCGGCGGGACTTGGTAAAGATTCCAGCCCACTCTTGTCACGCTCAGTCCACCAACACTTACCAGGAATGTTCGGAGTGACATAGAAGAACTGAGGGGCTTCAGGGGTTGCAACTTGCCCAGCAAGTTCAAGAGTTTGTTGAGGCTCGCCATCCGATTGATAGTTGAATGTGATCTTGGTCACATCCTCCTTTGTTTTTTCAGGAATGGCGAAAATGGGGTATTGCATCTTTTCCATGGTAACTGAATCTCCCTTACCGATTTTCGGGGCGGGTGGTGTTGCAGGTTTGCAATCACAGTGACACCCTTCCACGATGACTTTGATAACACACGACATAGCGCACCTCTCAGAGTGGCTTACTTCTTTTTCGACTTCTTGTCGCATTCGCACTGCTGGCACTTGCAGTTATCGCATGGGCAATCCTTCTTGACTGCTTGCGCTGGCTTGCTGCATTGAGCAGAGTTGACTACAGGCGAAGAACACGTCTCGCCGTTGCATTGATTCTTACTTCGATGCCGACGAGATGCCTCAGCATCAGCGCCGACGAGCAAGAAACAGATGACTGTCATCAGACAGCCGAGTAAACAATTCATGAGCCTCTCCTTGAAACAGAGTTGTTGACATGATACCGAAACACATATATAGCGTCATCTGCTTCGTAGCATTTGCTTTTTAACAGGTACTGGAATCGTGACAAGTCCCGTCTTCACAAGATTTGCAAGCAAGTTCACCGGGTCTTTCTGAGTGACGGTAAGCATGTCACGAGTCGATGCAAGCATTGTTACCGGCTGGCCATTGAACTGAGAATCGAGATTGCTCAACGTCAAATTGACCGGATAGCCTATGCTGCCTGTCGGCGCTTCGATGACATGTAGCCAATCACGCCACTGATTGATCTTGGTACCATTGATCGACATGGCTGGGAACGTGTTGCCGGTGATCGTAAACCAACACGGTACACCCTGATCGAGCCAAATGCCTTCAATGTCAACCTTTCCTGCCCATGTCATAGCGCCGATGGTGCGTGAGTTATCGACGTTTGTTCTGCCTTTGAAAGACATAGCCCCTGAGTTGGCTTGTGTGACGATTGAAGATTCA